GATTTACCGTGGCTGTGGGAATCAGGGTTCAGATATACTGGCAAGATATTCGATACCATGCTGACTGAGTATGTCCTGCAACGTGGAAATAAAGTACCACTTAACTTGGCTGCAGTGGCTGAGCGATATAAATGTGAAGTACAGAAACAGGACACCTTACATGAGTACTTTAAGAAGGGATACAGCACAAGGGATATCCCGCACTCTGAGTTATCGGAGTATCTACAGCACGATATTGGAGCCACAGAGGGAATATATAAGGCACTATCTGCTAGGCTGGAGACAGCGAAGGATGCGGGTCTACAACCGACAGTGGAGATAACCAATGAAGTTTGCTGTGTGCTATCTCGTATCTACTGCACTGGCTTTAAGATAGATGATGCCAAGCTTGCAGATGTTAAGGAACAGTTCACGATAGAGAAGCAAGAGATAGAGAATAAACTTCAGGCCATGATACGGGATCTGATGGGGGACACTCCCATAAATCTCAATAGCCCTGAGCAATTGTCATGGGTTATCTATAGCCGTAAGCCAAAGGATAAAGCAAGATGGGCTTCAGCCATCACACCTAACATGACTGACTCAGACTTCAAGGCTGCAGTAAAGGCACACTTTACTACACTAGCAAAGTCTAAGGCAGAGAAGTGCCCCGATTGTAGTGGGGCTGGGAGTATGCACAAGAAGAAAAAAGATGGTTCAGACTTTAAGAAGGCTACTAAATGCGGCACCTGCAGTGGTGTTGGTTACATCTTCAAATCAACAAAAGATGTGGCAGGTCTTAAGTTCTCTCCACCAAACCACAAGTGGGCAAGTGCTAATGGTTTTGCAACTGCCAAAGAAAACCTTGAGATTTTGGAGCGAGTTGCCAAGAGCAAGGGAATGACAGAGGCAGAAGAGTTCTTGAAGATTGTGAGAAGGCTGTCTGCTTTAGATAGTTACCTATCAAACTTTGTTGAGGGCATACGCAACTTCATGAAGCCTGATGGTATGCTGCATGTCAGACTGCAACAGCACATCACTGCTACTGGCAGATTCAGTGGGGCTAATCCTAACCTACAGAACATGCCCCGTGGTAGCACGTTCCCTGTTAAGAAAGTGTTTGTGTCCCGGTGGGATGGTGGAAAAATAATGGAGGCAGACTTTGCTCAGCTAGAGTTTCGTGTGGCTGCATTTCTGTCTCAAGATTCTGTGGCTATGAAAGAAGTGGAGGAAGGTTTCGATGTACACTCGTATACAGCGAAGGTTATTACGGACGCTGGTCAAGCAACGTCTAGGCAGGAAGCTAAGGCGCATACTTTTGCGCCTCTATACGGAGCTACAGGCTACGGAAGAACCCCAGCAGAGGCAGCATACTACCAACACTTCATGGAAAAATATAAAGGAGTAGCAGGGTGGCACAAGGTGCTAGCCAAGCAAGCCCTTGGGTACAGGATGGTTCGTATCCCCAGTGGTAGGGAGTATGCATTCCCCAATGTACAACGCAGAAGGGATGGCACGGTAACAAACTTTACGATGATCAAAAATTACCCAGTGCAAGGGTTTGCTACAGCCGACATCGTACCCATGGTCCTTGTAGAGATATATAAAAGACTTGACGGTATGCACTCAGTAGTAGTAAATTCAGTCCACGATTCTATTGTTATTGATATCCACCCAGAGGAGGAAAAGAAAGTACTAGAAGTTATTGACAATGTACAGAAACAACTCCACAATATGATTAAAGCAAGGTGGAATATAGAGTTCAATGTGCCCCTGTTACTGGAGGCAAAGCTTGGACCAAACTGGTTAGATCAAAAGGCTGCATAAATTTTAACTTAGAAAGGAAGTAAACATGAGCAACTTAGCATTGGTAAATAGTGAAGCAAACTTCGGAGCACTTGCTGCTGCAATGGGCATGCAAGCTGATACATCCTCAAAGGAGAAGGCATCAGTACTGCCCCGTCTTCGTATCGATCACTCTGGTGTTATGGGTGAAGAGGAAGTCAAAGGCAAGAAGCGTAAGGTAGAGGTAGTACCTGCTGGTTTGTACAAGCTGGACATTCCTGAGAAGGATACTCTGTTTGCATCTAAGACAAGCATCCGCTTGTTCAATCAGCGTTTCATGTACAAACGATTTGTAAAAGAGGGTGACAAGAATCGCTTCATCAAAACTCTGATGGCATTGGATCTGAAGTCGGATCTGCGTGACAACGAAGGTGGCTTTAACTGTGGCAAGCCCAGTGGCTGGATTGAAGATTACAATGCATTGCCTGCAGACATGAAGTCCTTGATTAAATCTATCAAGCGAGTACGTGTTCTGTTTGGTCAGGTACAACTGAAGGATGTAGTCAACGCTAGGGGCGAAGAGCAACCTGATGTAGTACTGCCATTCATTTGGGAAGTTGATAACAAGGATGCATTCAAAACCTTGGGTGCTCCCATCACACAGATGGCTAAGCAGAATCGTCTGTTGCCCCAGCACTGGATTCAACTGGAGACAGAAGAGAAGGCACTGCCCAACGGGGATAGCTACTTCTTGCCCTTGGCTACACTGGATCTCAGCACATCTGTCCCACTGACTGAGGAAGATCAGAAGACCTTTGCTGATTTTAATACTTGGATCGACAACTACAATGACTACATCGTCAAGCAACACAACGATGCACGAGCCAATGGTGCAGGAGATACCGCAGTTGATGCTGATCTAGTTGAAGAGTTTGTAGATGTAGAAATCAAGGACGCTGCTTAATGAATCACCCTGCCGAATTAAAGATACACCAGTACATTGAAGAGGTTCGCACTGGCAAGAAAGCTGTCAGTGAGAAGACGATTGAACAAATCACAGAAGATGTACGGGCTGCTTTAGTTCGGCAGTTTGTTGATAAGCGCAATAAAGAATTTACTTTGCGTATGTCCAATGTAGGTAGGCCGTACTGCCAGCTTTGGTTTGAAAAGAATCAGCCCGAAGATGCGACTACAATGTCATCTAACTTCTTAATGAACATGATGATTGGAGATATTGTCGAAGCCGTGTTTAAGGGATTGCTTACCGAAGCAGGTGTACTCTATTCTAACGGAGAGAAGGTTACTCTCAAGGCAGGCAAGCATGAGATCCATGGCACACCTGACCTGACTATCGATGGAGCCGTTGATGATGTTAAGTCCGCTAGTGATTGGTCTTATCGTAATAAGTTTGTTGATTTTGATACCCTTGCTGCTAGTGACTCCTTTGGTTATGTGGCTCAACTCGCAGGATATTCTAAAGCCATGGACGTTAGACCGGGAGGATGGTGGGTTATAAACAAAGCCAAGGGGGAGTTCAAGTATGTACCAGCTACCAACATTGATGCAGATGCGGAAGTACAAAAGATTGCTGAGAAAGCAGATGAGTTACAGTCCAATGAATTCAAACGCTGTTACGAACCTGTTGAAGAAACTTACCGTTCTAAGCCTACAGGAAATCTTATTCTCGGACAAGAGTGCCAGTGGTGTTCCTACAGGTATCCATGTTGGGGTACGCTTGAAGAGAGACCATCGCTGGTCAGCCGTGCGGAAAGCCCACCTATGGTGTCGTATGTCAAAATTGCAAAAGCTAAAGAGACTGAGTAATGACTTTCCACAGGAAGGCATACGCTGCTGCAAAAAGAAAAGGATACCGGAGTGGTCTGGAAGTAAAGGTACAGGAGCAGTTAAAGGAGTTAGGAATTTCTTTTCTCTACGAGAAGGTTAAGATAGAATGGGAAGACCTTAAGTACCGCAAGTACACCCCTGATTTTATTTTACCCAACAATATAATTGTTGAAACCAAGGGATTGTTTACTGCTGAAGATAGACGTAAGCACCTGATAGTTAAACAACAGCACGGAGATTTAGACATTAGGTTTGTGTTTGAAAGCAGTAAGCGTAGGTTGTCTAAGATATCTAAAACAACTTACGCAGACTGGTGTATCAAGAATGAATTCAAGTACGCCGATAAAGAAATACCGGAAGCTTGGATAACAGAAGTAGGCACTAGTAAAAAGCATCCTGACATAATTGTATACCCACTAAGAAAGAAGAGCTAATATGAAAACCCTTGAAGACAATGACATTGCCCTTGTGATTAAACCCAACATCAAGGATGGTTCTTGGGCAGGCACAGTAGATATCAACATCCTGTCTATGCCCTCTCCTGATCTGTCTCAAGAAGCAGCAGATGATCTGTTGTACTTAGTCAATGGGTTGGTAGCTTGCTTTAACCTAATGAATACTGACGAGGTCTTTGCTAACCGTGTGTCCGTATACATGGAAGTCATGAAGAAGAAAGACGATCAGGCCAAGTCAATACGCCCCAAGGATGCAGCAGGTAACGTGATTGATTTCAATCAATGGACTAAGACAAAGGGGAATGCATGATGAACGATAAGCCTCAAGCAAAAACTTTGCAGGACATTATCAACAAGGCACGGGGTTCCATTGATGATGCTTCCCCAAGCGAATGGCATGCGGCAACTCATGCAAACTACAAGAGTCAAGACGCACAGTTTGATGATATACAAAAGCCATCACATTACAACTATGGCAAGTACGAAACTATCGATGTGATTATTGATACCCTTGGTCAGTACGAAGCTATCAACTACTGCCATGGCAACGTACTCAAGTACGTCATTCGTATGTGGCACAAAGGTACCCCTGAAAAGGATGCTAAGAAAGCACAGTGGTATCTTAATAAAATGATTGAGTTACTTTCCAATACAAAAGGTGTTAACTGGTAAGGAGTTAATATGAAAAGTCTTTTATTACTTTCAGTAATACTCTTGGTGGGTTGTTCTTCAGCTAGGAAGCCACCCAATACTGCTTTAATTGTAGAGAAAGAAACAGAACCCATGACACGTGCAGAAATAATCAGTGCTGCACACGAGTGTGAGTCTGCGAATATGAAATCTATAATTGTCACTGCTAGAAGGAAGATTAATAATCATGTAGTTCCTGTAACC